TGCAGGACATAGAAAACATAGGTTTTTTGCTTGGTACTTCTCAGTTGGTTCTGAGGAAAAGAAATAGTCTCTAATCTTTTCATTTTCTGGCAATGCGCAAATTGCGTCCTTTTGCCAGCTTAGCTCGCTGCCAGCTCTCGACATTAAATCTCCACCCACGTAATAGGAATTACCTGATCTACGTAGTCACCGTCTTGTGTTTCTCCGTATTCATCGCATAGATAAAGATCTAAAGATTCATCTACGTAGCCAGCAAAACCTTGCACCACGGTTGAGGACTCTAAAGAACTAAATCCTTGCCCTAATGAAACAACAGAACCATCGCGTTGGAGAGCGGACGCTAAAGCGCGACGAACTACCTCATGCTCAACGTCAACGTGCTCCTCGGTAAAGAAGAATAGCTCGGCGTCTGGATTGGTAGGCTCATAACCTTCCCCAGTCCATTCATTCCACAGGAATTCGCCTGCTCGTGAGTCTCGCATGGCGCAATCGTATCTTGAGTCTCTAAAAAATGTACGCTTAGGACACGGTGTTTTACCATAATTTTTAGTCCATAAAACCATATGGACCCGCCGGTGAAAGTGTCTCTAATCACTTCTGAGCGCCTTTATTTTGCGCTTAAAAAGGATACTTACGCCGCGTTATAGGTACCAAGGTATAAATTACCTTGAGCGTCAGGCCATAGGTACTGATAATAGGTCGGACGAGTTCCGGTGTCCTCGGGCCACCCAAACTGTGAATACCACTCGTAGTCTTTAACTAATAGGGCAACACGATGAGTAGACGCAAGTTCCTCGAAGGTCTGGCTGTCTTGTATCCAGGGTGGGAACTTCATCTTGTCTGAGATGATGCCTTGAGCGACCGCGTAGTCATACGTCGAGTAGATCTTCTCAAGCATGGTGGACTTAAAACCTCTACCTATCCACTCAAAATAAGTCGCCGATAGATATGCAACTAAGGCAGTTTCATAGCCGCGCCACATATTTGCCACAGGGTGGTTTGCCCAGCCTTTAGGGTCACGATATTGGTTATTTGGGTCAAGCTTTGTGATGGCAAGTAGAACCTGCCAACCTTCTAGGGTCTGCTTGTGTAAGCGCTTGTTGTCAAGCTCGCGAGCAATGCGCTCAAACGAATCGGTATGTGGCATAAACGTCTGCATGTCATTTTGTCCTTTTGCTTGTGCTACTAGAAGAATTATATCAGGAATCTTCCCAGTCTGGGTCTATATGTTCCTCATCACCTTCATCAGCATTTAGGCACTCTGGAAAGAAGTTGATATCTTCCTCTTCCATCTCCACAAAGATACCAACTACGGTTATTTCTCCGCAGTCTGCACAAACGTAGATCTTCCCAGTCTCGAGTGTCACTGGCATTGCAACGGCAATAAGTTTGGAGACTAGACTTCCATCTTCACCGACAGACTCCGGTTCCCACTTGCTGTTGTCCTTTATGTAACAACGCTCGCACTGAGAGACTACCTTAGTTGTCATCTTGTGCATACCACTTTTTCTTTGCAGCTTGTCTTGAGAAACCTTTATCCATATCTAGTAGATATTCACGCTCTCCGATAAGTTCACCTTGGTCACCAGTTGGTTGGCCTTCTAGTGATGCAACCATAGCCTTACCTAGCCAGCGCGCCGCGTCAACAGGGACAGCCTTTCCCCAAACTGCGGCTAGTGACGAGTAATCCTTTGATGATTCAATATCCCAGTCGTCAGGTAGTCCTTGCATGCGCGCAGATTCACGGTGAGTAATAAGTCTTGGCTCAGTAGGGTGAACTACGTGGTCAAGTGCAGAACCAGTAAGTACGTTACACCAGTGATCTTCCTTCCAGCGGTACGGTTGTGAAAATCCTAGATGATAATCTTTACGAATAACACGAGCTGATATATCCTGCCACTTCTGCGGAAACTTTCCACCGTTCATTTGAACAGCCTTCTTCAACGCAGCACCCATGTCACCATTTCCTGGCCAATTTTCATTTCCAATAAACTCAAAGATCTCGTTTACGCGTTGTGCATGAATGTTGTTTTTACCGATATGCCCATTGAACGTTCCGTCTTGAGATTTAAGATGAGATACCCACTTGCTTGGCTTATTCTTTTTATCATAAGGCTGTGATTCCCACTGTAGAGGCATCTGTGCAAGGTCACCGATGATGTCCATGATACGAGGAAGCTTAGTTGGCTCTTGAACGGATATTCCAAACTTCATTCCTTTTTGCACGGCTACCCAGAAATATCGAGGACGATATGAAAATCCGCCAAGTAGCAGATTGTTGTGTTTAACATGATAAAGGTCGTATTTCTTTCCAGAGATATCCTCAACCATGTCTCGATACTTCACCATTACGTCTCTTCCTTGAGTGTATGCCTGCTGCACACACTCAAAGGCAATCATCTTTGGTTTTACACGTCCTGCATATTTCATAAATGCGCGCGTGTGTTCGTGCGCCTTTGAGTCGGGACCGCGATTAGCAGGACCTGACCATACAGACCAGCCAGAACATGGAGGGCAACCAGCAACTACATCTGCCTTGGTAACTGGCCATTCACTTGGATCATCAGAGAAAAAAGTTCCCCACGAATCACCAAGGTACTTGCGATTTGACTCAGCAAGTGGATTGCCAAAGTTTAGTGTGCCTGTTCTTGCAGTAAGTGTCATTCCGGCATCTACAAGACCATAGCTCATAAACGCAGCAAGACCGTTACAGTCAATTAGTGTAGGTTGCGTCACGCTGTATCCTCCATCGTTTCCTATAGATGGACTTTATACTGCGTTCCTGCGTTTTGACTAACATAAAGGACACCTTAGTTGTCCTTTTTAGCTAGAATTTCACCTACCTCATACCCACATCCCGCGTAACCTGCAATATCAATCCAGGTATCAGGTTGGAAGCCAGATTTAGAAGCATAACGAGCCATCTTAAGACCCGTCATGCACATTGCAACGTCTTCCTCCGATACGTCAATACCTAAAATGACAGACCAGATTCGAGCAATGCGGTTAAAGTTATCCTTAGGGCTTCCATATTGTGCATCTCGGTCACCGTTAATTAAAACTGCAGCATGACGCAAAGCTTCCACACGCGGTGGTGTGCTTGCAGATGCATTTGATGTTGTAACTGTATCTTCCATGTCTTTACCTCACTCGAATAAACACTGTTGCGTTATATTTTCCTTTTGCAGACGTTTCGTCTTCTGTAACATTAAGCTCAACGTCGGCCTTAGCAATTTCCTCGTTGCCAAAGTACTCGTTGATCTTTTTCTCAGCCTCTGTCAAGATCTCTTGGTGATTTGCGGCGCCGTTGATCTTGAGTGTGATGCTAGATCTCATTTCATTCGCTTTTCTAACTTGTAGGGAGAGTAGTGAGCTCCGTCTAGGAACGGGTCTTTGTCATCGGTTGACCGGAAGACAACGTCTCCATGACGAACAGCGACTACCTTACCTACTCTACCATTGTGAATACGTCCAGTGCTATCACTAAACGCATCATGCATCACTCGAATTACGTCTCCAACCTGGATAAAGCCTGGTTGAGCCGGTACCCAGACCTCTTCCTTGTTTTCTGTGACCAGAGAGTGATTTAACGCAAGCTTAGAGAAAATAGAAATTGCCTCGGCGGCAACTTTTTCATTCGCGTCGATTTCATTCCACGCCTTGAGCAGCTTTAGAACAGTATTTCCTACTCCAACACGTACCTTTGCCGCTTGGAACTGTTCCTTTGCCCACTGTTCATTGATCTCAGGCATTGCTAACCTCCGCGACTGGACTGCACTTTGCGCAGACATCAGGTGTTTTGCCGACACCGACGTCGTCAATGGCACGACCACACATTGCGCACTTAACACCAATATCCTTAACCTTATATCCGTTAATTTGGCGTTGGCGATTCTTTTCCATTTTTTCCTTATAGAACTTATTCAGTTCCTCGTCAGTTCCGCCAGCCGCAACAATAATGTTCGCGACAAAGTGAAGAACATCAACAGCTTCCTTAATGACTTCCTCGCGGTCAGCGTATGGCTCGTCGTGTTGCCACGGCTTCCAGGAGATTGCCTGACGCATCTCAGCAAGTTCGTCGTCAATTGCAAGCATATTCCAACGCATATATTCAACTAGCTTGCGGATGTTGTTCGGCTTATCGCCTTCCATTTCCTCATAGTTAATATAGTAGACGTTGGTTTGTAGGTCTTTGGTTTCCTTTAGCCATCTGTTAAACAGCGTCATGCAGTTACCTCCGTTGTTACGTTGTTTCCAGCAATGATACCGTTTAAGGTGTTTGCTGCAGTTTCCTTGTTTGGAATACTTGATATGTATTCGTTCGCCTGTGATCTTGCCAACGCGCGTCGCGCAGCAGGATCCATATCTTCAACTGTCGCCGCAAGGACGCTCCATGAAGATCCAACACTACCTGCTTCCTTCCAATCAGTGATAACAGGCGTGTCTACGTTTAATGATTGCATAAGTCGCGGTGTCCACCACGTGCCGTCGCGGTATGGTGTAATTAAGGTCCCAATGGACTGAGCCATATTTAGGCTTACGTCCTCGTCAGTAAAACCTTTATGCCACTTAACAGGTTTAACTGGGTAGTTAATTGTCAAGATCGTTTTGCGATACCACGGAGTTGTTAAACTATCAGCAACCCAGCGATTTACACGCTCAGAGTAGGCAAGATCCTTTTTATCTACAAGATACGAATCTAGGTTGATTCCTCTTAGCGAGTTTGCAGCAGTAGATGGAAGATAAGCTGCAACGCTTGCAGCCGAGCGCCACGGGAGCGACGGGTAGATTGTAGTTGGCCAAGGCTCGCCGAGTAGACGATCTGCAACAGCCATAAATCTCTTTGTATTTTCAGAGTTTAATGCGTGTTGATAGCCCTTACGATAAGCGTAGAAGTTCTTAGTTAGCTGTTCAGGATTTGACACCAGTGAGCGTAAGCTAGAACCAATTTGCGTCGGTTGAGGTGCGTCAATAAAATACATCAACTTTTCTGAATCCTTCATAACGTCAAGAACACTCAAGGCACCATAGACGTTGTTAGCACTTAGGCTAAGTATCGGACCAATTCCAACAAGAATTTGGTCATATGTGTCTAGGTCTTGGCGCGTCCAAGTGACGTCTGGTTCACATAAAATTACGTCATGACCTTTATCCCTAAGGACAAGCTCCAACAACCCTGCAAACGACAGTGAGCGCTTATTAAGCGACCTTGACGCCTGCGGTGAGGTCATGCCGGTGATAAGAATACGACTCATACGCGAGTACCGTCCGCACGTAACTCAAGACCCTTGTCCTCGTTGATTGCACGAGTAATGATACGTGAAACATGGTCCTTAAATTGATCATAGGTTCCGATATAAGGTTTCAACGCGTCAGCCTGCGCTTTTGCTGCCGCAGCTAATTCTGAGTCAGACATCTTTTCAACGTCAGAGATCGAGATCTTGTAGGCATCACCAAGTGGATCACCTTCACCTTTATCTGTAACAAGAATTGAGCCAATGTGTGCAGCATAAAGAAAGCGACTGCGCCACCAACCTGAACCTGCATGAGGGTATGGTGGAGATAGAATTCCCCAACGTTCGTTGTAGAAATCAAGAACGTCCTTTTCAGTATCAAGACGCTGTCCGCCAAGTTTACGAATCAGCTTACGACTTCCAATAATTTCAACGGGCCACTCTGGATTCTTCTTTGCCAACCATTCATCGTGTGGCATCAACGCACCAAGTACCCAAGCACGTTTCTTTTCAGCCGCAGGTTTTGGTGTAACCGCTGCAAGCGTGTCATTTACTACAACACTTGGATCTAAAGCCTCAATTGGTCCGACTTCCTTTGGCATACGCTTACGCACACCGGTTCTATCGCCCCAGGCATACATCGGACAGACAGGAACCATTCCACGAAGCCAACGCTCATCAAGCAGATCTGTTGCAGCCTGAACAAGACGCTTTTCATAAGGTTGTACCTGCTCATCTGTATCCATCATGTAATAACGCTCGATGTAACATTTCTTTGCAGCCTCTGGGTTTACTTCACGAATTCTCTCAAGTGCAGCTTCAATGTCTGCACGACTAAAATATGTTGCGCCTTCCTCACCGCGATGTTCGGTCCCAACAAGCAGATGCTTATATAGCATAGCAGGCTTGCGTACCAAAGCGCGAGCGCCGTTAAAAACTGTGTTGAACTGCCAATCGTCAAAGAATCCAACCGCAGGAATTCCAGATGATAAAGCATAAAGCGCACCCATAGCGCCTTGTCGTCCGTTAAGTGAGTTTAGAGGTGCAAGGTTAATCCATGCTGCGTCATACGCAGATAGATCTTCACCTGGTGTTACCTTGCGCCAGTCCACATCATGACCGAGATCTGTAAGCGCCTTTGCGATAAGTGCTGGAACGTCGATCTTTTGGATTGTGCGACGCTCAGTGTTTATCTGTAACGCTGTAAATCCAGTCATTAAAATCTTCATAACTACTCCTTAATTGTGTACTGGTACATCGCCTATGCGAGTACATAGGCGATGATACCAGAACAACGGTGTTTATTAGAACGGCGCTGCAGGTGGTGTACTTGCTGCTGCCGGTGCTGGCGCTGGTGCAGGAGCTGCTGCTGGTGCAGGAGCCGGTGCAGGTGCAGGAGCTGCCGCTGCAGCAGGTGCCGCTGCAGTTGCTGCTACGCCAGGAGTAGATACGTAGTACATCTTGATTTCATTTTTCTTCTGGCCTTGCCAGGTACGTGAACCAATTGATGCGCGGAATGAACGACCCTTCATTGCCTGTTCGATCTGTGCATTGCTTGGGTTAGAAGCAAAGAATTCACGAGTTAGACCAAGTGCCGCCATCTTGCGGAAGAACATACCAAGTGCATTGGCATTTTCTGGTGAGACAACCAAGTTATCCCACACAAGACGCTTTGCGTGCGCACCTGATTGAACCTGTGCCTTAAGCGCAAACATTGTCTTTCCTGATTGAGACGACTTTGCAGTTGCCTCGATAACTGTCAGATCATAATCTCCATCTGGCAGTGGTTCATAGCTTCCAACGTCTCCGGCATCTTTTACAAGATCGCCCCAGTTGAGTGAGCTCATGCTGTCTCCTTATTCGTTGTTGTTGGTTGTGACTTAGCACCGAACACAAGATCTAACATGCGTTCGACTCCAAGATTTTCTTGTTCTACTACAGAACCTAAACGTCCTTGCACGCGCTCGCCTGCCTCATATTCAGCAGTGCGTTCAACGTACATACGACGAACCTTGTACGGTGGTTGTAGTGGGTCTGGATTTGGAACTGTCTCAACAGTGAGAGCTCCAAGAATGTCGTAGAAATATGGCGCCTGAATTGCTAGCTGACCTTGCAAATACGGTTTTGCACGACCATCAGCAGAACGGGACATCGCGGTTAATACGACAGCTTCAAGTGGATTAGTTGGGTGCATCGTTAAATCGCGTAGGTCACGAAGAAGAGCGCCCATGTGGCGAAGTAATTCGCCCCACTGCTGCATCTTCATCTGTTCGTTACCTGCAATTGAGTCCATGCACTTAACTTGTAGTTCTGAGATTGAGTCGATAATCAAGCTCTTGAACTGGTGTTTACCAAGTTGAAGCCATTGATATGTTTTGATTACAGTGTCATAATCACGAACGGTGACTACGCAAGTATCCCAAGTGCCATCAGCTACTGGTGGCTCTTCTCGCAGTGGGTCCCAGTACTTAACGATGATAGGAAGGAATCTGTGTCCTCCTTCAACGTCAAGCATAAGACGAGGATACGGTGCGGTTACAGCGAAGGTAGATTTACCAACCTTTGACTCGCCATACACCATCATCGTGAGAGAGCGTTGTACATCAGACATACGTCACTCACTTCCTTTCTTCTCTTCGTTTTCGTAGTACGCGTATGGGTTGGCAACCTCATACGAATCGCTCAACGCTTGTTCAACGGCGCTTCCGTCGTCAAACATTGGGCATAGAGCGAAAAATTGGCATTTCCATTTACAATCGCGACTTGGTCGTGGATAGGCAAGATACTGATGTTGTCCACCTTCATCAAGTTGCTTACGTATGTTCATCATTTCACGTAGAACACCATTTATGTTGTTCCAAAACGAACGCATTGCAAAAATGTTGTGACGAACCTCAATTTGTTCGTAGAATGGAGGACGAGCGTTAGCCGTGCGTTTTACCTTCTTCAACATGGTAAAGATTCCGCCTTCAGTGCGCTCACCTTCCTTGTTTTGCGCAGTTTCAAGAAGCATATAGGTTTTAATCTGTTCGTTCATTTGAGCGCCAGATGCAAAGTCTGTAAATGAACCACCAACAGTCTTAAAGTCACGGAACAGACGCACGCCGTCTGCCTTTCGACGAACACGCATGTCGATCTTTCCTTGAAGGATTACCTCGCCGTCCAGCATCGGCATTTCAATGATCTCTTCAGTTGAAAGCATCTCGAGCTCAGAGTCAATTCCGTTTTCCTCAACCCACTGCAGATAACCTTCAAGCATGATGCG